CCTCGTTGGACTACATCATAGGTGGTGTCAACTGTGTCCACTTGAAGGACGTTGTTAGGTAACACAAACTTATTGGAGGCGTTGGCTTCCAGCTTGTAGTCTTGGGCTGTGTTAAAAAGCCACCCATCTTGTTGAACCTCACGGGACACTTCGTCAATAACACCTTTAGCAAGTGCAGCAGATGGCGGCAAAGAAGTAGTGTTAGCGATAGAGTTTACAGGTGCTTCGGTAACGTAACCGAGCATGGTGTTAACAGCGTCAAGTTTGGTGGTAAGGGTAGCCATAGTAATTGGAAAAAGGAAAAGGCCGCACCCCAATCATTAAAGAAAGGAGTGCGACCGTTGGGGTTATTAGGGGGTATTAGTCAGCGTCTTTGATTTCAAAGGCAGCTTCGGGGCGAAGGACGCCGTGGCCCATAGCGTATTTAGCTACGAACAGGCTTCCTTGTAGTTCGACCTTGTAGTCGCTTTCGGTAGCAAGGTCAAGGAGCTTGACAGTTCCAATCGCTGATGGGTGTCCACCGATGATCTGAGTCTTGTCCATAGCGGCGTTGTATCCAGTTCCACCAGAGCCGAACACGTCGTTCTGAACGCCAGCAACTTGGTCGTTCTGATCTTGTGCGCTACCTGAGACAGCTACGTCAACAAGGTGGTTGCTCTTGTAGATGTTAATACCAGCGACCATTGGGATGCGACCAGTAGCAACATCACCACGACCACCGAAGTCACGGTTGATAACCTCTTCACCAGAGGCAAGCAATGTGTAGTAATCGGCTGGCTTAAGAATAGCGAAACGCTTTCCGTCGTTAGGGATGTCGTTCTCGTCAAGCTTCTGAGCAGCCTCAAAGAGCTTGGCTTGAATCACAGTTCCATTGAAGTCACCAGGCTCACCTCCATCGATTGCGATACCAGCTTTACCAGTAGTAGTAATAGTCGCAGCCGTCCGAGCAGCAGCAGTAAGGGTCTTCATGGTTGCCACATCGAAACGCTTGGCAAGAGCCTTACCGAGTTCCTGAGCATAAATGCTTCGGACATCGTAGTGGTTCTTAAGCTCATCAATGTTTGCAATGAACGTAGACGCAAGCAAGACATCATCAATGCTGATAACTTTCTCAGCGTGTTTAATAGCACTGAGGTAGCTGTTACCGGCGTCAGCAATGTTTTCACCTGGGGTGTGGTATTTAGCGGTAGCAATGCCAGTTACAGGGAACTGAGCAGACTTACCGTTGGATATAGTCCTAACCGTGTGAAGGTCTTTCATCACGTTGAACTCTTCGAAGGTGGTCAGGATTTCTCCTGAGAACACCTTAAGGAACAAAGCATCAACTGCTCCGCTCGCATTAACTTGTCCCAATCGGGACGCGGATGTATCTCCGTTAGCCATAATATTTGGTTTTCTTTAGTTGTTGTTAAGGTTGTCCTCATTCGGATGTGTCCATAACCGGGTTCGGAGTTATTGATTGTCCACCGCAGTGGGTCTCATCGTAGGCCTCGGGGGAGTCTATCTTTATGATGACGTTTGGTTTAAACACCACCAAGCTACTTATGCAGCTTGTAATAATGGTGAAAGTTGTTGTGTTATCTTCACAGCCGTGCCATGAGGTAACAGTAAGGTATTTATCGCCTATGTCCGTAAGTGAACCATAGACTGAGCATTCAAGGGGACCATCGGTGCCGTCTTGCACGTGGTCTAGAAAATCTATTTGAATAACATCTCCCAGAGCTACTTCTTCTTTAAACGCAGCTTTACACGTGCAGCAGGGGTGTTGGCAACAAACTGTTTGCCCTTGGCTCCTTCGCGTTTTTTCTTTCGCGCTGTCGCAGCTCGCTGAGAGATTGATAGGCGTTTCGCTTTCGATGATGGAAGACATCTGTCTGGATTTTTTTTGTTCTTTGAGGTTCCGCATGGTCCTTTGATTTTACCGTCAGTGCCTACTCGGACCCAGTTTTGCTTGCGCCACTTTGCTAGTTCACCCACGGTTCTTCTTACGCTTGATTGTTAATTTAGATCTCTTCTTACCTTTTCCGTAGTTCGGATCTTTACAGTATTTAGATGCCGCCATATTAGCGTAAGCACTTGGATACTTATCAAACGTGCGCTTCGCCCATGCGATTCCTTTGGGGCAGATCTTGGCCATACTTCTAACTAAAAGTTATTTTTTATTTCAATTCGACTTCTTCTTAATAGACAGTCCACTTCTTTTAGCCAATTTCTTGCTAGAAGCACTAAGTTCTTTTAGATGAAAAAGTTTCTCACTCTTTGAGTCATGAGATTTTCCAGTGTGAAGATCTCCATTTTTCATCTTATGGGACGGTCCTTTGTATCTCGTTCCGTCTTTTTTGTAATGAGCTACGCCTTTCATATTAACAATATTCTTTAGTAACCTTTAGTCTTAGTTCTCGACATAATCCTCAAGCCTTTTTTCTTGGCGGCTTTCTTAGCTGCTTTTTTACCTTTGGGGGTATACGGATACGACTTATCTCCTACTTTGGGCATAATAATGTTATTGTTAGTGTTGGGGTTGGGGTTCAGCATTTCCACCTTCTAAGCGCTAAAGCTTTTCGAGTGGGCCTGCCTTTGGAATCTTTCATTGGGCCTTTGACGCCGGACATCCGCGCACAAAAAGACCGCTTCCTCGGGCCTCCCTCTGGTTGCGGTTTCTTTAATTTACTACCTGTCTTTCGGTTGTAATACTTGCGCCCTTTTTCTGTTAAGCCTCCTTTATCTGACTTGTGTTCTTTTCGAAGGGACAATCCTTTTCGTTTAGCG